ATATATCTCCCGCTCACGAGGATTCTTGACGTGAATTTTGACGATTAGTGGTGTAGTGAAACTGCTCATTTGGATGCCTCTGTTCTCATAACTTTTCGATATGTTGCACACAAATCCTTCACGTTCAGCACGTAGCGGTTACGGAATGAATTGTTATGGCCCAAAACAAGGTGACACGGGCGGCACAGTACCAGCATGTTTGTTTTATCTGCTGCACGTCCGGGGGCTACTGACACAGGTACGATATGGTGTACCTCTAGCCGCTTGATGGAGCCACACCACGAACATAATTTATGAGTCTTATGGAACGCGCGCATAGCCTTGTGCGTAGCATAAAGCCTACGTGCATGATGTGTCACCATTGACGGGTTGCGCATTACTAAGCCTATGAATGAGAGCATATTAAAACCTGTACCTTAGTGAAATATCCGGCAGCCACGTCATGTAGCGAAACCTGTGCGCCGTTGTCTGCTCGGCAAGGGCTTTACCATATGCCACCGGAATAAAGGCTGTGACGCGTGGCCTGCCTTCATATAATACGCCTGCATGAAGTACGACATGGCCGTAGTTGTAATTCACTCCGGCGTAGGGGCTGATGCGGTTGAATCGTACCGTCTGATGCACAGTCAGCATCGGGTCATGGGTCACAATATCTGCATGGTTGTTGTTGTAATATGCACCAGCTTCAACGTCCCAGCTTCCGAAATGCTTGCCTGCAATCAGGCCGTATGTGAGCAGATAGAGTTTTGCGTCTGACGTATCGCCCTGTTCTGTGTAGTTAAAATTATACTTCATGCCATTGATCTGCGCCTTGACGTAAGCAGAGCCGAAGTCATGCGAGACAGACGCCGACGCGCCGAGTGTGCCGAAGCCAATCTCTGTCGCATGTATAGACGACAAGCCAACGGCCAGCGCAAAGCCGAGCAGGAAGTACAGGATGCGATTCATGCCGCCGCCGCTTTAGCACGTTTGGCTACCAGCGCCTTCACTGGTGCGGTAACTGCTGTCACCGTGGCTTGGGCGGCGGTCCGCTCTGCTTTGTCTGTTACGATTGCAGGGTTCACCAGCTTCTTACCTGTTGGTTTCCCTGTTAGTGGATCGTGCTCAGTCAGCTTAGGATATAACAGCTTACCAGCCTTATCCTTATCTGTTGCTTTCTTGGCTGGCAATGCAAGGCGTGCTACTGCCTCTTCGTGTCTCAGCGTAGCAACAAGCAATGCGTTATCTTTAATCTCCTGAGTATATCCAACCTCTGCCGCCGCTAAGGCTTTACCAATACCTGCAACCTGTGCCGGGTCAGTAAGAGCATGACCAGAAGGGTCAAGCAGCGAGTAAACAATACGCTCGATATTCGCAAGACGCTCAGCATAGCCTAAGCCTGACTCGGCCAGTCGTGCCATTGCCCTTGCCTTCAGTACGTCCAGTGGATATGTGGTATTTCCCATAGTATCAATCATTATACAGTCCTCATTTCTACGTCATAGGTTGTGGTAGCAGTTATCCCAGTAGTAATGCTCCACAAAAAGCCGTCAAATACAGGTGCGTTGGTGGATAGGCTGACGTATGTTCCTGCCGCTGATGTAACGCGAATAGGCTTGTAGCCTTTCGGCATAGTAAGCACGGTGCCAACCGATGTGATTGCCTTTGTAATAGTACCCTGTGGCAGCTTTCTAACAGCACCTAGTTCACTATTCACATCAATAGCAGGACGATGCATAACGCCACCTGATAGGCCATTGAATGGCGTAGTGAATGCTGTGCCATTGGCCTGTGATTCAACCACTTCCAAGCCATGCACAAGGTCGTGATTAGCTGCTGTCTCAACTGCGTACATATCAGTCTTGCTGTCGTATGAGAGGTTGGTTACTGCGGCTGCTGACAGTAAGCATTTCTTGCCACCGTTCAATGCATTTTCTTGCGCAGCTATGAACTTAGCTTGTTCTGCTGTTGGTGCTGTAGCACTGATGCGGACGTAGCCCTCGAAGGAGCCTCCACTCCAAAACCTAACAGTATTACCTGCACTGTTGCCGATGGTCAAATTGCCTGTGGCGGATACTGAACCTGTCATTGTACCAGAGGCCACTGTGACTCCATCGACATCAATGTATACCGTTCCGTTACGGCGATAGAGAGCTAACGTATGCGCGGCTGTGTTGGTAAATGTAGCCGATGTTGAGGCGATGATTACCCAACCTGTAGCGAAATAATATAATGTAAGTATATTAGAACTTGTGACTTGCAACATAAAGGAATTAGCTGAATCATTACCTAGCCCAACAATAACGCGATTAGCTACGCCAGCCGTCCCCCACTTAACACCACTCATAATGAGACTGAAATCACCCGTGCCTAGGGCATTGAACGCTGCATTCGTTGGTATCTGAATATAGTTAGCAGCAGAGAAGCCACTAACGATAGTGCGGCCACCTGCTTGAGTTGTCTTGGTTAGCGTACCCACTTCAACAGGTGATAGTGCTTTGACGCTCTTATCAGCTAATGCAGAAGTGGAATCGTAGCCTATGGTGGCACGAATATCGCCAACTAGCATCCCTGTGTTGGCTGTGGAGGTCATGTAGGCGACCATGCCGTTGGCTGGGGTTGTGGGGTTGTAACTTATTGCAGTTAAACCTCTAGGCCCACCATAATAGCCGCCCGACAAGACAGGTTGTGATCTGGTTGTCCCATCATAATATCCAGTGAGTAGGTTATCATGATAAGAGTAAACAGCTCCACTAAGAACATCTATAAATGAAGTCCTTAACCAATTGACAGCATTTATAAAACCCCATGTAAACATGAATGTGCTGCCATATTGATACACTATATGACCTACATAAGGAGTAACTCCTTCTAAGTTGGTCGTATTAACAACATTACCATCATCCTTAATAACACTGACCCCACCATTCGTAGCCACGGCAATAGTAGGCTTCTGCATACCATACTCATCGTAAGGTGCATCGGGGAGGAATGTGATGGCTACGGAGTTGACTGTGGAGTTAATAATACCTACTGTTGACAGGGCAATAAATGATCCTATCTGTGTCCCCGAAGTTAAGGGCAAACTCTGGACATAGTGCGTTGTATTAGAAAATAACTCCACGTTGTCCGTCCCGAAATTAAACACATAAAGACCGACCCCGCCGTCACCAACGATAATATAATTCTTACATGCACGAACGCTGGTTGTATTGAGGTATAGTTGGCCGTTCCCTACACCAACTTTGACCATCCACATTGTAGGCTGACTACCAGTAATGTCCCAGATAATCACTCTGCTAGCTTCAGCAGTAACCAACCGCTTAACAGGCATCTTGCGAGAACTAGCACGAGTAGTAGTGCCACCACCATACAGATTGAATGCTGTGCCAGTAGAGTAAATGTCACCTACTACAATGGAGGGGTTAGCAGCAAGAGCAGCAGCATCATTAGCATAGATAGCAGCCATATACTGCTTACCGAGGGAAACAGTCTCATTCTCCCAGCTAGTATGCCCCTGCCTGTCTATCCATGCTGCGTCGCCTGTGTCGTCTGCGATGTCCCAATCTACAATGCCAGTGATAGGCAATGCTTGGGCGATAGGGGGGATTGCTCCGAGCCAATCACCTCTTATTAGTCCCTTTGCGTCAGCCAGCGGAATTTTGCCGCCTGACGGGACAAGCGTGGCGGTGCCGCCTGTAACGACTGCTGCGGCGTTGGCTTCACTGGCGGCTGCCGCGTTTTTAGAGTTAAGGGCGGACGCAGCGTCCGCATCTGCGGCAGTCTTGTCCAAGGCGACCTGAGCTGCATCAATGGTTACTTGCGAAGCCGCGCTATCGACTACAAGTTGCCGCGTTTCCAAGCCGTTGTTGCTGGTCTGGATGGTGGTCATGTCCGATTTGAGATCGGATAAAACCTGTGAAGGCGTTTCACTGCCTGTATGGGTTGGGACGTTGAGACTCACGATCGACATATAAACTCCTATATAAATGATGGCGAATTGCTTGGTATCTGAACCGAGGGCAATACGCGCACATCAAAATCATAATTAAACAGGCCGAGTGTCTGTGTTCGTTTCGGCTCGGCTCTCTTGTTCAGAATACATGATAAAAATTCGTCGGGGAAATTCTCGAAATCGGGAAACCAGATAAACGACTGGCCTTTCATAGCAGTGTCCACAAACGATTCAAACGCTTCCATGTCAGATGCGATACCGGATGCCCTTAAATCTTCAACGAATCTTTGTGAGAACACAAACCGCTCTTGTGTACTCATATAGCGAATCTGAGTCACATTAGATGTTGCAATGGATTCAGTCCGAGCATCTTTGTGCTGATGATCAAGTTTCCCGTATCGGTAATCAAGCCAGATTTGTGCAACGTCGCCCGCTTCATACCAATCGCCCCAAAATGCCGGAGTCAATCCGTCCAGATAACCTGATGCCATGTGATATGCATCATGCCCGAAACCTCTCCTTAGTTCGTTGCCTGTCCTGATTGGTGTGGACGCTGCAACAGACTGCCTCAATGGTGTCTTGAGTGTGATTGTCCCACCCGTTGAAACGTCAGGTAGCCCGGTTATGACAAGATATGACCTGTTATCACCTTGAAACTGTATGATTTGATTATTGTTGATCTTTCCCGTTCCTGCTGCCGCAATCACTATAGACGTTGCACCAACGGCATGACTTCCACTTGTCGTGATATTCTTTGCGGTTCCACCAAGTGCGATGTACTCAATCAGTCCGATTCCGTTAGGCGTCATCAGAATACCTCCACAATGAAATCACCAGCACTGCCATGCTGTGGTTGTTTTCCCGAAAGGAATCCTCTATTAAGAGCGCCGTTTGCACCACCTGATGTTAATATGCTTCCAGCATTATAAAACGGACTGCCGCCAAGTCCATCATTTTCCATCAAGATAGCAACGCTGCCACCACCACCACCACCACCGCCAGATACAGAAGCACCAAAACCTGTCCCCTTTATACCATCTGTTCCATTTTCGCCGCGTACATCTATTGTCATTATCGGTATATTTATATTACGTGCAATTATAGCGATTCCTACGCCACCCTGGCCGCCATCGCCACCTTTTCCATAGCTCAAAGTTTCACTTGCTGCACCACCAGAACCACCGCCGGAGCCTGTCAAATCTTTAGGGACTCCAGAGATTTTCGTGAGTAAACCGGAAACCTTTGTGCTGCCTGTAATTGCGGGGCGTGTAGGTGGAGTGTGTAATGATGAGCCACCCTTACCCTGATATGATGCATCCCCGACATTATAAAACTGATTACCACCATTTCCACCTGCGCCAGCATATCCCCCAGAGATACCATCAGTATTATTAAAAGAACCCACAAATGGGAATGCCCTAACAGAAGTTGGCACCGTTCCAATGCCGCCAGCCTTCCCTTTCACCGTTCCGCCTATGATCGATGCCCCTAATACATCCAGAACCGAACCTGTACTCCAGAATCTAACCGTTCCCGATATTGCAACAGTATGCTTAAAGCGAATATCGCCAACAAAATAATAATCGCCCGCAGCTAATGTAGCTGGGCCAATTGTTTCACAAACTCCATATACAACAGCAAAGCCAGCCTGTAATGATAAATCAACGCCAACCTGATACGCAACGTCGCTAAATCTTGGCCCTGTCCCTAACCCCGGAGTAAACCAGTTTGGTTCTTCCGGCTGACTTACCAAATGCAAAACAGGCTCGCCGGTTTTCAGATTGACCGATGTACTCATCACCTCATATGCACGCATTTGATGCCCGTCTGATAACAGCCATGTCACACCGCCATCAATCACAGTGTTTGCGCCCCATACAGGTTCAGTAGCGCCAGATACTCCCTCGGCTGACGCTATGTTTGCCTCATAAAGATAATCACCAGTTGTAAATATCTTCATCCCGGGTTTCCACGTTGTACTTGCCGCCCATTTGTGTTCAGTCGTAAACACGTCCTGCTCGCCTAAAATATCAATACCAACTACATCGCCTACTTCAATATCCTCATGTTCCGGTCTGAGCGTGACTTGCCTTTCAACCGGTGGTGACGTGAATCGGGATTGGACCGCATTGAAAAAGGTGTACAGCGCAGCTACCGATGCGGAGTCAGCCTGTACCCCTCTAGCATTATATTTTATTGTATTGGACGGGCCGTGCCTTGTCCGAGACGATACATCTTCAAAGACTGCACGCCTCAGATAGTCCTTGCTCTTATCTCGTGGTAAGGGTAGGTATTTCAGCTCCATTCTAGATGACATTTTTTGCATGTTCGCCTTAGCAGGTGATATCTTTACAATGTCATCTTCATTCAATACACGATAGCCCAAGTCGGTACGCATACGACCAGTTGCGGGATCCATAGCAGCTTGTGGAGTAATATTAAACGCTTTGCATGAGTATCGACCATCTGAAAGCACGCGGCCAAAAGAGCCTGTATTCCTCAATATCTCTCTCTCGATAAAGACTTTAGCTTGAATCGAATCGGAAAAGATAAACTCAAATTCAATACTGCCTTCCATTAAGCCTATCCCAGCCCCATTCTTCAACAGTCCTGTTCTCAATTCACCAACGGCAAGCCATGTAGTAGTATCAATGTCGGATAAACTGAGACTCAAGCCATAATGAGCAGGTAAAATATCATACCCACCAATTTGTGCTCCGGTAGATGTTAAGACTTGCAATGCTAAAACATATGGGTTTCCCCTCAATACGCAAATCTCTTGCACAGAATCACCCTGCGCATGGACTGCCGCCGTGGTTGAAAACATACCACGGCCACCTGGTGGTATTGTAAGCACGTTTGATGCGTTTGCAGCCCACATCATGATTTCTTTATTTATTTTAATAAAGCCTCGATTGGCACCGCCTCCATAAGCCGTGTGAGCAGTGGAAAAGAGAAATTCTGTCGAGTCAGTCAGTGTGACTGTCAATGCAGATGTAGATGTAACAGCGACAGCAAGCGTGGTTGTTTTCGGAGTGAATATATCCTGCTTCATCCATTTCAATATTGATTGGGACTGAAACGTGTAGAGGCCCTTATTTGAATCAAACTGCGAGTCATAGACATTCAGCGTCCTGACTTTTATCCGGCTGTTCCAATCTCCGCCGGTCGGGATGATATAAAGTTCATCTCTCTGCCTTCGTGTAGACTGAGCTGTGTCAGCCTCAGCTTTACGCATGATCTGAGTGACAATTCCATCCTTATCGACCAGATTGTAACTCATTGAACCGATGGATGATGTGCCGTTTTTCTCGTCGATTTTTTCCGTCAGTGCTGAAATAGTGGTGTGGTCTAATAGTGGAAAATATCTCGCAGCTAACCATGCAGGAGCGTTGTTTATCTCTGAAATATCAGCCGAGCCGAAATAAACATCATTTACATTTTCGATACCGGCCTTGCCATCATTCCACGCCCTTTCAATCACATAAACAGGATGCTGCGCAAGTAGCTTCCTGTGTGCGTCGTATGTCGGATTAGTTACGAGAGTCATTTCATGCCGCCAATATCTGCGCCTGCGCTGATTGCGGGCCGAAGATGACGACATCATTATTGTCAGCCTGGTGACGCAATGCGGCAGGAACGATTACATTCACGAGTTCGTCTTGTGAAATCACGCCCTGCACGAAGATGGTTGTCTTGTGGTGGACGGGTTGCTGGGCTGGGGTTTGCAGGCCTGTTGCCGGGTTGATCGGCGTTATCGGTGTAGCGCCTCCGCCGCCAGCGGATGCGGTTGGGATGGCAACACCGCCGGTACTGCCGCCCATTTTGGCACTGTTGATTTTCTGGGCATTGGCCATGCCTGCGGCAACGACTGCCGCCGCTGCGGCTGCGCCAAGGAATGGCCCAACAATGGGGATGCCAGCCAGTGATTGATACGCTTTGGTTGCGCCCAGGTAAGTGTTCACCGCGTTCTCACCCTGGGCAGCGATTTTACCGGCCTCGAAGGCTTTGCGGTTATGGCTGGACATCAATCCAGACAATGCTTTCAATCCTGATGCTGCAAACACTAGTTTCTGATCGGCGGTGAACTTGTCCCACATTACTGACACTTTAGCAAACTTGGCAAGATTCTTAGCCATTGCATCCAAGTTGACTTGCTGATTAGCGGTAACGAGTTGCTGGAACTGCCCTTTTAGATTGGCGGCGGCTTGCTCGCCTTCTGCTATCTTTGCAAGCCTGTCCTGGGTTGCTTGGTCATCAATGGCTGCTAGTTGATCTGCGGTTTTCTGCGCCCTATTAATTTTAAGCTCATCATAATATGCACGCATCTTATCTATCTGGTCGAGGCTTGCACCTTGTGCCGTGGCTGCATCAATATTTCTTTTTTGCTCCTCATCTAAGGATGCAATATCGGCTTCCTGTTTGGCCTGTAACATAGTTTGCTGGTCGGAAAAAGAAGCCTCGCCGAGGATCTGAATCTGGCGGAACTTGGCTGAATGAATGTCGATGATTTGCGCTGCTGCGGCCTTTTCTGCTGCAACCTTATCGGCCAATGCTTTGGCTGCTTTCTTAGCTGCTATTTCTTCCGGCGTTGGGCCGCTCTTTCCTGTCTTCCCCCCGGCTGATGATATAGGGTTTCTTGCAGATTCAGTAGCCGTAAACAGCTTGCTCGCGAGCGCATCTATTTTTTTGATAGAATCATTCGCAGATAAAACGGCAGAATCGAGGGACTTCGTACTTTCTGATTCTGTATCAGATATAGCTTTATGCAGTCGCTTCATTGACGATATCGTAGCCTCCACAGATGCTACGCCTAAGTCTTTTCCTGTGACATCGCGTATCAACATCAATAAACCAGAGATTCCCTCCAGTTCTGATTTGAACGCGTCCACAATAACGCCTGATGTCTTATCAACACCAAGCCGTAGTATATCATCAATGACCGTGAGTCCTTCGAATCCTTTTGCTAGTTCTGCTGTTGCTACGATTGCAACCTGCATCGAAGTTATCAGGGCGTCAGATATTGCCTTTGACAGATCATCTATGCCTTTGCCGTTTTTGTTCAACTCATCGAGGAATATCGAAAGAACTCCTTTTGATGCATTAAACGACCCAGCGTCTCCGATTTTTTTCACAAATAGAGTCCACTTGTCGCCCATCATCGACATTGACCCATCCCATGTCTTCGCTAAGTCATTCGCAGCACCACGGAATTTGCTTGCAGGGTCTTCAAACGCACGGATTAGCTGTGCCCTTGTTTCCTCTGCGGATACGCTCACTCCAGCTTTGAATCCCAGCATTGCAGTAATGCCGCGCTCTCTGAACAAATCAGCAGCCCCCGCTCCGGCTGAATACATCCGTACGATTTGACCCGTAGTGTCTTGAATTGATAATCCAGAAACAGCAGCAAGGTCGGAAATCATTGGCATCCACTTGTTCACATCTTCAACACCGCCCGCCATTACACCTGACAGATTAGTCGCTGCATCCATAATATCCTTGAATGCGAACGGCACCTGCGACGCAAATTTTGTCATGTCTTTGAATAGTCTGTTTCCTTCTTCGACCGATCCAAGCGTATGTTGTAGCCTGATCTGGAAGTTTTCGAACTCAGCCGATACCGATATCATTTTTCTTTCGACTATTACTAGCGCCGCTGCACTCGCTGATCCGAATGCAGCCATCGCTATTGCACTGGTCTTCAGTGATTTGTTGAACTTATCCGTCGCTTTTTCAGTACGTCCAGATTGTTTGCCAAACCTATCGAGCGCCTTCGTTCCCTTGTTTACTTGCCGACTGTCTACCGCAAGGCCAACTTTCACTATATCACTCATTCTCTGGCCTCCGTAGCATCGCAAACAGCGATTTGAATTTTCTCTCGACTTTCTCTGTCGTGGCCTCTGAATCTATACAAGGGCCGTGGCAGTCTTTTCCGTTCGATCTGTAATACTCGTTCACATAAGCATTTGATAGACGTTTAACGGCTGTATATTCGCGCCCTGATAGTCTGTCCTGTGTTATTTCTGACCACGCCTTTATCTCCTGCCATGTTATAGCAATGATTCCATTACCCGTTGACTGATGAAATCCAATCTCGCCCAACAAATCGACAATATAACCAAGCGGGCCGACTTCCGGATACCCATAGTCAGGGTCATCCGATAGTCTTTCCATACGTTCAAGGCGTGACTCAACTGCCGAACCCTCTTTATGCTTGGGTGAAGCTGCAAGCCACGCCATGTGGCGAACGTATAACTCAGCCTGATCTAGGCAATCGTAAAAAAATTGGCACGATCTCCGATGAACAGATCAACCTGTTCCCGAATCCATGCATGCTGTTCATACAGTGACCTCGCCTCCGATTGCGAGAACTTGACAACCTCGCCACCGGCAACAATGCCAGACCATCCAATAGTACATGCTGCAAGCAATTCGCAAGCCTCACTATCGGAGTTTGTAAAGTCAGGCTTCCGGCCCTTGGCAATCTTCTGCAAGCGGCGATTATGGAGTTCACGCTGCTTTTTCCGATATGCTGCCGAGTCTGTGCCCGATACTTTGATAGACATAGGCTTGCCGTCATGTTCTAACGGCTCCCCTGTAACTGGGTGCTCGAGTATTACCTCTGCACCCTCGTCGGCCTTCTCTTCCAGGTTGATGTCATTTAAGTCCATATTATGCTTCAACCAAAGATTCTGGATCAATTGCAATATCAACCACTGTGGTTTCAACACCGTCTGATGCAATGGCACCCTGACCGGCTTTCAGAATCTTGCCGGTGAACTCGCCAATATTCCCAGATGGTAGGGTGATTTTGAACGAATAGCTTGCAGTAGCTGCTAAAGCCGACTGCAAGAGTACCTGTCCGGCATCTGTAACAATCTTGCCGAGTGTGATAGACACGTTAGCAATATCAAAGGTACCCTTGAATTTCTGCGGATATGCGCGTCCGACTGTCTGATGTGAAATAGCGTTATATGCTTTCGATAGTTCGCCAATGTCGATTACTTCACCAATCGCTGTAAAAGTCAGAGCTGTATAACCTGCCGCTGTGATTGCCGCTGGCAATGCAGACGACACGCCCATCGTTGTTCCTGTTTGTAATGCTACTGGCATGATATGCCTCCTTTAACGAGCTACAAAAGCCCTGTAATTTATTCTGATAACGATTTGATAAAACCCGCCATCATTCCTGCCACCGTCTCGTGATGCTGAAACGATACTTACTTGCTGACTGTCATAACTCAAAACCCCACCAATCGGGAATAATGCGAGTACATCCTCAGCCTTTGTCTTTACCGCGAACGCGCCTTCATCCGCTGGGTATTTCAATATGACCTGAAACAGACCTACATATTCATCGGTGTTGGCTAACGTATATGCCGACTTACCGGATGGAAATGTTTTCAACTCTGCGAACTCACGCCCTGGCGTTGGTGAATAAACGCCCAAATGAGACGTGTATTCGATAATGTTCCAAGTCGAATAGGCGCCGTTCTCATGCACCAAATCCAGCGCAAGCGAACCTGTCAACATCGTGTCAGTGAATGTCTGATCTATCGCAATGGTCATTTGTGTATCTTCCGCGCTTGTTCTTTCACTATACCACGCACACGAGTCACATTTTTACCCACCATTGCATCAATGTTTTCATACTGCTTTGCATATGGCAGGTTATTTGAAAAATATGTCAGCCCATCTTTCGTTGATTTAGACATTATCCGTTCGTTGACTTTCTGTCTGAATGACTCGGCTTCCGACCCACCTTTTTTTAGTTCGCGAATCGTTATGTCAGATGGTCTGTTTTCCTGTATCTGCCAATTCCCGCGGAGGCGTCCTGTATCAACACGAGTATCACCTACCACGCTATTGAACAGTTCAATCTTCACGGCTTTCGCCAATGTACCAAGATCATCGCCACCTTTAGCCGCAATCCTCTGCAAATCAGCCGCCCAACTCATGCCAGCCTCACTTGCGCAAAATAGACAACAGGAGTGACATCATCCGGCTTGATCGTCTTAATCTTGATAATAGTCCAGCTCTGGCCGTCAATTACCGGTTTATCTTCAAGGCTTGGTATTTGTTCATTGCTCAATACCAGTTCACGATCCCCTGCCATTATTCGCGTACCGTCCACAACAGAATCAGGATATGGCTTAATCAATCCGGTCGTAGTCACGCTCGCATCAGTTCCGGCAATCAACAGACCGGAAACAGCATTGTACTTTTCACCAGTGGTTCGTGTCAGCGTGATTGATTTGCCAAATTCTGTGAGTAGCCCTTTAGCTGTCGCGGCCATGTCTGCATAAAAACTCATGCTCGACTCAAATCAACAGAGAATAGACCAGACCGATTCAATAACGTAGCCAGTAATGCATCACCTGTGGACGTGTGTGTCATTTTCTGATCTGATCCTGTCATTCCCTGTTTCCGAGGAACTGCGAATTGAACATCAACAGCGCCTCCAACACTCTTTCTGCTTGCGATCAAGTTCGGATTGACAGCCTTGTTCCATAAGTCGATTCCGTTGTGAATATCCAGTGCATAAGCCTGCTGAGCTAGAATGACCTGCCGTGGTATCTCGTCGCTGTTCCAGTACCAACCATTTATACGCACGCGCCAACGCGGGAACGCCATAGGGTTATTTCTGTGAGTCCTGACTCCCTGCAAATTAGGCTCATGTTGATCAATAAACGATGCGGCCTGAATCAACTCCTCATCAGCCGTTGCATCACTGGCTATCGTTACGCCAATGCTTGCAGCGTATGCGATATAATCAGCACGCGATAAATATGAATTAGCACCGGCAACAATAGCCCCAGTCTCTACGACAATAGCCACTTATTTTGCCTTCGGTTTCGTCTTAGTGAAATGTCCCGACTTAATCAGGATTCCGGCATCAGCTTCACCGCACTCGATGGCTTTGCCTGACTTATCATATACAACCATTCTTCGCTCCTTTAGGCGTGCTTAATTTGAGGGACTCCCAAAGAAGCCCCCCACTGTTAAGCAAGCCTTAACCTAGCAACAGCGCCGAGTGACGGGGCGCGATCATTTTCATACCCCAAGCCAATGCAACCTCATAGCGAACCTTGCGATAGCCCTTATACATGGCGAACTCGAAGGTCAGTCCGGAACGCGGGTCGGTTACCATCTGAACATCGGCTGCCAAATCGCCTTCCTGTGGTCGTGCAGGTGCGCGGGTAGCAAGCACAATCGCTGATCGGTTGAATACCATGTTACGAGCGGCAGCGCCGACGATTGTCATAGCGACGTTATTAGCAAGTGCCTGACGTAAGCCAGGTTCCTGCAATACGATAGAGCCGGGAGCAGCAACACCAGTTGCAACAACATACTGATTCGTATCACCTGCGAAGGTAACAATGTCACCAGCCAATACAGTTCCTGCGCCAGTATCCAGCGCAATCGAAGTATCACCAACAGCATATCCACCAACCAGATTCGACAGATAACCTGCGCCTGTACCGACTGCCGGAGTTGCAATCTGTGCAGACTGACGCAAATCCAAGCCAGCAAGAGGAAGCAATACACCCTGACGCTGCAATGAATCAGTGCCGGTAATGTTTGCTTGTGCCTGCTTACCCTGAATGGTAGCGCCTGCAGTGGTGTTCATGATAATATGGTTATCGAACTCAGGGGCGCCGTTATCAACGATTATCTTCTTGGCGAATGATGCATCAGAGAAATCACCAGCAGTTGCAAACGGTGTAACGCCAGCCGTGCCATATGCGCGGGACGTCTGAGCGTGTAATGCAGCCAGATCAGATTCAACATCATTGACCAAGCGACGGATACGCTGCGCGATTTTCTGAGCGCGTACACCAAGATAACCGGGCCCGGTAGCAAGTCCTTTCTGATCTTCGCCATTGAATCCAAAGCTATATGCTTTCGAATTAGAAATGGTCAGAGTAGTCGAGCCGGAAACTTCACCAACTGGATCAGGGACAACCATTGCAGAACTGATAGTAATGCCAGCCGGTGCATCCGGTTCCACATCGACAACGATGTTTTGATTTAATTCAGCACGAGCGGAACTCGCGGATAGTGTGACTGCGGGGATCATGCCAGTGACTTCACGACTCACTACGTTAAGTGATTCATAAATGTCCGGCAGGATGGCAGTGATTGTATTTTCAGCCATTGTGGCCTCCTTTGATTTGCGGAGGCCGGAAAGAACAACGCCCTCCTTGATTTAACAAGTAAGGGCGTAACCCAGAGGAATTATCAGCCGTAAGCCAGTAATTCGCCTATGTAGCGCGCATTATACGCACAATTTCTATGCGGCGTCAACCACTTTTCCACCATCTTTGAAGTATGCCATCTTTTCGACTGCGCCAAGATCATCAAATTGAGTGCGGGTGATTGTCTTACTCTTTCCACCATCGCCTTTCTTTCCAACATCTCCGGATCCGGATGCTTTCGAGCCGACAAGTAGTGGCGCAAAGGATACATTGCTTTCGATTTCTGCCTTTAGATCAGCTAATGACAAAGCTGATGGTTTTCCATCCGCACCCAATACCCTGACAATCGGATGACCTTCTTTCACATCAACAGATAGACGCCGTTCGATGTGCGGTAGCAACACGTCAGCACTACCCGGCAATGCCAATTCAGAAGCAAGCTTATGCGCTTCCGTTCCGACTGTCATGCGCTTTACCATGTTCTGATATTCAGACAAGGCCTCGTCGCGTGCTTTTGTTTCTGATTCAAGTTTCGCCTGCCATGATGCTTCCAGTGCGTCCACATCGCCAGATTTCTTTGCAGCGTCTGCTGCTGCTGTTTCGGCTTTCTTCCGTTCATCCTTTTCAGCTTGGATGAGTTCTCTGTTTTTCTGGGTAAGTTTCTCGACTGATGTTTGCAGTGCTGCAAATTCAGCGGGATCGATTGCTGGTACTTCGTCTTTCTTCTCTTCTGGCATAATGCCTCCTTATAGTCCTGCTTTCATAAAAGCGGTAGGGTCAAGCTGTCTCATCTGCTTGAGATTTAATGGTTCAAAGTTTTTACCCAATTGCAGTTCAGCAAATCGTTCTGACGATATGCCGCCATTGCGTAACAGCTTACCGCGCGATGGCCCAATGATGGAATCCTGAACCTTCGCCGGTTGCATTTTGAGCCAACTGTAATACGATTTATTCTGTACCGATACAGCTTTGCCCTTTTGTAGCTTGCCGTCCTTCATGTGAACATCACGAGCGGCCCTTGTCCTGCCTTTCGACAATGCTGCATATTTTGGCTTTAGGTGACCGATGACTGTGCAGCGGCAATTTATGTGGAGCGGAGGTCTCGGCCCCTTATCGAACGGGAAGAACTTGCTATCCAATGCCGCATCTGCAGAGCCTGTCCGCGAGTCCAATGTTGATACCCACTGAACGCCATCTAATACATCGCTGTTATCTTTCAGTGTCTCCATTCTGGCTGTCGTGGCTGCATGTTGTAGCGTAGTCCTGACCAGTGCCTCCTGAGCGCGTTTTACTTGCGCCAAGGTGCCGTCTCTGAACTTCGCCGCGTTGGTGCCTCTCACGCGTTTGATGATCTCTTGCGTAGTCTGTCCCTCTGCAAAGCCGAGCCGGATTATGTTAGCTATTCGTTTCGTTTCCGCCTTGGTGAAGTCCTTATAAACGTCTGACAACACTTTACCACCGGCTGCAGCAATCGGGGCCGCATTCACCGCCGCCATGATCTGAGTGTCAGATGGTAATTGAAAGTTTACGCCGTCAACTACATTGCTGAGTGATTTCTGTTCAAATTCTGCCTCGGATATGGCGATTTCTTTCGTGCTTTGTTTCCAGACTTCGCGATAGTCAGACAGTGCGCCGGTAATCCCGACCTCTATCAAATCAAGTTGGCGCTTTAATGCCCTGATAGTGATGCCGCTACCTTTGCGCGTCAATATTTCTCGAATATTTTTATCCATCATCCGAATGAACGAATCGAACTTGCCGACCTCATGCGACTTTAGACGCTCAAAATGACTTTGATGGCGCGTGGCTATCTGCAATAGTGATTCTTGCATTTATGCAGGCGCTCCAAGATCTGTCATGGCAGGTATTCCAATCTCGGCATTGAACTCCTCAAGCGTCTTTTCACCATCAACGATATTATGCGATTGCATCCAATCAAAATAGTCCGATACTGGAATAGCCCCTTGAACATATCCTGCAATGATCTGCTGTATGTCCTGAGCTGTTGCATCTTGTTCAACAAAGTCAGCCTTCGCTTGAAACATCAATCCATCCTCCGGTATGTTCATATACCGAGCGCACCACTTCAGGGTCTGAGTGTATGCTGAGCTGATATTGCCGGAGATAATAGACAGTGCCGAATGCTGAACCGCTTTATCATTGTTCGATTCTGATGCTGTCTTAGCCACGCCGCCCGGTTGAATATATCTCGCTCCTAATCCGATCATGGCCTCTTTCTTGTCTTCCATTGCCTGATGAACCATCGTATTTGGTGGCGCTGATGCAAAACCGAACTTCTCGCCAGATGGAACGCCCAATAATGTCCTGCTTCCAACGTACATCTCATTCTTTTTCATCAGGTCAACGTGTGTTTGTGTGACTCCTGACATCCACGGCTGAGCCTGACCTGCAAACCATACCGAGTCCTCATAGTCTGCGCTGTTCCGATAGTGGGCTATATTCAGCTTAACCAACCCGAGCATGATGGATTCATCAACATCAGGGGAGTTCGACATTGAACCAACAAACGTAAACGGTATGACGTCCCACGGATTGCCTGATCCATCCAAAGGCATTGTTTCAGCTACTACTTGCCATTTTCCCTCGTCATCTTTCTGCCACTTCCTGTCGTAAAATATCCCACCCTCAAGATATAATTCCCGAAGCTGGTCAATGATTTTAACAGAATATCCGTCCGGCTGGACAACTTCAACATCTTCCTCGAATACGATGAGCGATAGTCTTACTTGCGAGCCGACCTTTTCCGTGCGCCAGTTGATGACCTGTTCAGCTTCAATCTCGTGGATCGTCGCAAAGAACTGGCCGGTATTCATGTCTGCTTTTGAGAGTGGAGCTTCTACCTGTGGATAAGTAACGAACAGGCCCCCTCTTCCCTTGCCGATAATATCAAGCCCTAAGTCCTGCGCCTGATGATAAATAGATACGCCGCCACCATCAGCATTATACTGTAAATATTCCAGCGCGGTCGGTATTGTGAGAATCGGAGGCTCGGAATATAACAACGCATTGAGGCCCATCGCCGTTTTTCCTGCAATCGGATAAAATACTGCACGCTGCTTATAATGTTCGTTCCGTTCTCTGTTCTCTGGTGAAATGTCATACTCGTTAAGGTAAACCAGGTATTGATCTACGTCATCGCCCTCGATTACGCTTTCAATCAGTTCCCATTTTTCAATGTTATCTTCGTATTCTGGATTCTGGAAATCAATGCCCATATCTACCTCGCGCTTTGGATGCCGGTCACAAGCATCGGTTTATTAACTGGATTCTCATATGCCGCCGGATATGTCGCAGCATCAACTATGTGGTCGAGGCCAGTGGATTTGTCCGGGACTCCATTCTGGTCGTATGGTAATTGTTCGAACGCTCTCGCCAAGTCTGGGCACTCATTATCATTCACGAATAGCCAACCCTTAATGAATCCTTGATTTGTTGCAATAATCCTATCTTTGACCAATGGGTTAGATTTGTTTGCAAGCACATGGAAGCCAGCCTGTTCCAATAGACCAATGTCTGATATTGAAGCATCAACAGACTTCCTGCTTCGCCCTGATGCGTCAGGATATATCGTAACGTCATGCTCGGGATAAAGTCCCTTGATAGCGTGAATCATTGCCGGTGTATCATATATCCCCTTCAACTCTCCTACTGCGTGCCATTGTTTACCCCTCACCACGTAAATAACGCCGCTCATGTTCTGCACGTTGAAATCCATTCCTATGCGTAGCGGTTCCTTATCTTGAATGGTCTCGGCTGACCTGTTTTTTATCCTGTCATACGCGTTATAGACTGTCCCTGATGTTAGGTTAACGAATTGCCCACCAATATATGCCTCTACTAAAGCCGCTGGATATGTTTCAAGCAATGACGCTATATAATCTTCCGGCAGATTGTCCCTGTTCTCGTATGTTGAAGCTTGAACCATTGAGTACGATTTTGTCGGGCTGTTTGCAAACTTGTTATATACGAACAGGAAACCTTCCGGCGTAGTGGTCACTCCGATACTGTTCTGCACACCTTTAACCATCAGTCTCATTCGAGCGATGATCTTATTCCATACCGCTGCAGCTTTGTTCTTAGGTATAGTATCAATCTCATCCACCATAGCCCGCGCAATCTTGAACCCGATTATTGAGTTCGGCCTGTCCATTGATCTGCATATGATTGTACCATAGTAAATGCTGCCACGGTAAATATGAACTTCCTTGTTTGCTTCCTTGATGTCAGTGCGGAATCCCAATAGCGTCGCTACCTCATCAAACACTTGATAGAAGATGTCTCGAATAGCTGGGTATGTAGGGGCGAAGTAACCCTGAATTACGCCTGGGTTAGCTAACGCGAAGGTCATCATATCCATACAGCCAACGAACGTCTTACCGCTTCCGAATCCACCAACGTATGCTCGGAATTTCGTATTCAACCCATCTAGAAATATACCTTGCGGGTTACTTAGCTGCATTTGTTACTTTCACATCCCTGACCGGTTCAGCCACTTCAAACGTGAACTTGATCGGCGTTGCTTCTTCTGTGTTTGATTCCTCACCTTTCTCTCTCCATCCGAAATTACATTTAAGATTGAATATTGAACCTGTGCATGCGGGGTCGTAGAGCCGTTGCTCTAAAATTATCTCTACTCTTTGCCTCGCTCTTTTTACTATGCCAAAAAACTTGTCGCGTTTTCCGTAGTTTCTAAGTGTTTCCGTATCTATGTCGAGTGATAACGCTATGCCGGATATGGTTGGTTTTATCTCCTGTTCTTCTATGTCTGCGAAATAACAGTCAATAGCTGCCTGTAAGTCACTGGCTGTTTTGAACTTTAATGGTCTTCCGCCTGCGTGTTTTACTGTCATAGCCCGCTATCATAACCGTATATCCACATTTATTCAAGTATTATATCTCAGTCACCGTCACTATAGCGCAAGGTTTATCTTTCCGCATTTCACCACGCACAATATGCAAGTCGTCAATCTGGCTGTCGTCGTCGTATAATCTTCCGTCTGCCATTGCATCCAACATAACCTTGAAAGTGTTGTCCAGATCATGCCGCCTTTTATTTGAAAAGTGTACTTTGATATGTACCGCGACCTTTTTATTTCCAAAACGTATCCTTGAGGCCGATACAAGGCACGCTACGGCTTTTTTATAGGCTCTTCCTTCCCGTGATATTAACATCCTGCCCTGATAGGTTCTGTATGCCCTGTTTAACGATAGTGGCTCTGGTAGTTCGAGTCTTACTGATGCTTTCATTCTTTCGCCCCTTTTTTTATCCTACACGTCCGGCATACTGAATCAATATCAATCGCATTGCCCCACGCATTGCCCCACCACTTCCCGTCCTTACTCACAACGTAAGCATCAACCCAATCGAAAAAGCGTTTGCAGATTCGGCAGGTGCCCGCGTATATGTATTCAGTGCTTTTCACGCTGCTTCCTCCACCATATCCGAGACTTCCGCTTTGACTCTTCGCGGGCTTTTCGTTCTGACCGGCATGCTGATGCTGATTCAGTCATAGCTTCATCCCCATCATCTTTGCTAATTTACTTACTGACTCAGGGGTGCATTTTCTCTTACATTCGTCACAGAGTTTACCAAGTTTTCGGCATTCAGGCTTACGCTTCTTGCAGCTCGGACAGTAATACATTATTTATTCCTCCATTTCTTCCAGTCCTTATCCAATACTGGCAAAGGCCTGCCTATACTTTGATAATGTGCTTCAATGTCATCCATCATCTGTTTGACCTGTGCCAGAGTTGACCATGACAGACTAATCTTTTTGGCATGGATTTTCAACTTATCATGCTGGCCTGTTTGCTGATATATCGCCACTAGATCAACCCACATTTCCTGTAATTCGTTCAGCGGTTCCGTTATGTAAATGCGTGCCAAAAACTTAGCCTTCAGCATATCATGTACTTCGGCCAAACTTATGCTCTCATTTTCCGATATGTATCTTTCCCATCTGCCGATCAGTCCGCCCAACTGCGCCAGAGTCTTTCCTGTTTGTGCCTTGCGGATTATAACTTCGACTTTGCCGTCTTGCTCTTGGTGAACGATATAGTCCACGCAATTACACATAACTTCGCGGCTTACCAGGGTGAACTTCTTACTTTTCAAATCACGCTCCAATATGCCATAGCTAACCGATTCACGGCCTCTGTCTGCCCGTATTTAGCAGTTAGGCGCTCAATCATCCTGCACCTCTTTCACTGCTTCTTTGATATCTGCAATGTATGCCAGAATGCCGCAATTATCATAAAATCATCTAATTCCTGCTGTATGTTCATTCGCTATCCAATGCATCGGCCAATATCATTGCTATTTCAGTTACAAAAGCACAGTCACCGCCATCTTCAAATAACGCATCATAGTCGCGCGTCGAGAATATCTCTGGATCAAACACGGGGTGATCACATAAATCCTTCAATGCGTCTTTTATCGCTGATTCTAAAATCTCTATTCTATCCATTATAACACGCTCCAGTAAGCCATCGCCAGTTTATTTACGGCTTCCGTCTGCCCGTATTCCTGAGTTAATCTTTCCAGCATATATTTGCACCATTCATTAAGCTGATTCTGCGTGCTGATCTGGCGACTGTCGCAAAGTTTGTGGTGATAGCAGCAAACTGGTATCACTACAGCGTGCGGCATTTTGTTTCCAGTTCCACAGCCCTTCACGCGTACATGATGGTGCACAATATCGCCGAAGCACTCATAGCCTGCGTATGTGCATTGCTGATCGCGTGAACTTGCAAGATATTCGCGTTCCTGCTTTGTTTGCTTGGTCATTTGTGTATCGCCCCTTAAAATCACCGCCACGGCCGTCCAGCGACTCCAGACGCTCGATAGCGCGCAGGCGTAGGGCGTGATTACGCAGGATTATTTTTGTCATCTTATTCATCAGAATGTAACGCAAAATGTTAAACAGCTAGCCGACATCCAGTAAACAACTTTCCGCCAATCGCCGTCAATTGCGTACATGCCGGCGCTGGCTATGTTTATCACTATTAACAGGGTTGGGAGATATTGGGCGCTGGTCATAGCAATGATTCCTGTTTAGGCCCATTTTCATCAGCAAATCGTTTGTCAGCAAGGTCTAGGTTGATCCTAGCCTGCTTAAAATATGACTCTTTCAACTCAACTCCGATTGCCTTTCTTCCAAGTGACACAGGAGAATACACTTCGCTACCGACCCCCATAAACGGCGTAAATACAACCTCGCCTTCATTCGTGTACATATCAACAATCCTGTCAATAACGTCTAGCTGCAATGGATGAACATGTTTCTCGTCATCTTCTTCGCGGGAATCCCGAAACGGTAAGACATTATCAATACGAATATCATCCCACACGCTTGATGCATAACGCTGCCAAATATAATGAGATAGCTTGTTTGACTTTGGATCATCATGATCGGCAAAATGGGACTGTAAATACTCCCAAAGTTGTTCACTATTCAGATCAGCTTCATTAGCATTATTCCATGCATTCAAGATATTAGGGAGAATCGGAACGTCCCCGAAATACCGCGTAAATCCTTTTTCATGAGTCACCGGCACTGCATTTTCACCTTTTTTAGTGAATATCAAAACGTAGTCAGGCATAGCCGTAAAGCATTGCACTGCATCCTCAACAATCAATTTATGCATCAGGCTCTTGACCATCGTACGCATGCGTACCTTTAGCGGCTCCTTCCATATTGTAATCCTGTTCCTGTACTGGAACCCGTGCTTTTCATGCAATGCAATTATCTCATGCGGAAAATCCCAAAGCCTGCATGCGTTATCAAAAACATCAGTGCAATGAACAGCATTGATCCTGCCAGGCTTCGTAATCCTCGCCATTTCTTTTATCAAAAACTCATATTGCTGTAAAAATTGCTCGCGTGTTTCACAGTTTGAAAAGTCCCGATGTGATGAACTGTATTGATAAAGCCCGCAAAACGGAGGACTATAAACTGATAAATCTATTGACTCGTCATCCATTTCTTTAATCACATCGACGCAATCGCCGTTATAAATCGCATAATCATCAGTAACAATCTGATCTTTTACTTTCATTACATGAACCCCGCCTTTTTTATTGTCTTATTAAACTCTTTTTTTGATATATCAAAGTCACCATTAACGTTCAAAACAAGATTATCATACAATTCGATTGCCTTGTTTTTTTTCTGATCGAGTGTTGTAACAACCCTTTCTTGCCCCTCTGAAATAACTATGTCGCATATTACGTCGCTGGTCTGCCCGAACCTCCAGAACCTGCGTATGGCCTGATAATACTGCTCATATGACCATGTTGGAAAAAATACAGTATGATTGCAATGCTGCCAGTTCAGACCCATTGATGTCATCCGTGCCTTTGTTATAATCCTTGGTATATCGCCATTCGCGAACGCAATTAGTACATCCTCTTTTTTGTCTAATGTCATGCTGCCTAATATTTCTACTGCGTCAGAATCCAGTTCATTCAACAATGCGCTCTCATCGTTTCTATTGCACCAATACACTGATGTTTTACCTGATGCCAAACCGATAGCACTTTCACACCTTTCTCTAACTGTAGATTTCTGTTCGTTCCTTACTTCCGTCATAGTTTTTGCAGGTTGCGCAAACAATGATCCCTGATTGCCTGCAATCCACACGTCTTCATTTCTCACAACATGAGTATTAGTGATTAGTTCGGGTAGTTCATATCTATCGTCACAATATCCCAAATCTGACGGTCGCTTAATCATTATTGACCAGCTATTAACCCATGCGAAAAAGTCTCGCTCGGCATGCGGTTTAAGGTAAAACTTTTCCCCAATATTTCTATTCCGTGAATCACATGAACTTTGATTATTACTGAAAAATCGACCTATCATATCCATGTATCCAAGATATCCTAGAGACTCTGAACTATTGCCAAGTTCAGTAAAATCATTCGGTGAAGGTGTTGCTGATGCTAAGAAGCGATATTTTACTTTCTTCATAAACGATATAACTTCGTTTTTTATCTTGCCTTGAAAGTTCTTTAATATGCTTGACTCGTCCAAAATTACGCATTCAAAATCATTATGATTAACAAGGTGCAATCGTTCATAGTTCAAAACCATTATCTTGCCTTTTATTTCACCATCCTTTGAATGATAAACCCCATCAACTCCTATCTTTTCAGCCTCTTTTATAAATTGAAACGCAACAGCTAGCGGCGTCAATATCACCACATTACCACACGTTCGTTCTACTATGTTTTTTGCGATTGATAACTCGATCAAAGTTTTGCCTAATCCAGTATCAGCAAATACTCCCATTCTACCCTTACTGACCGCTCTCGATATTATTTCTTTCTGGAAATCAAAGGCGCAATCAGGGAACCATGTTGGTTCAAATCCGAACCTCCCTGTAAGCTGTTTTTTTGATTCAAGGAACTCTGCATAATTCATGATGCAAACAACCTCAGCGCCGGGTGAATCCGTGCATTATCATCATGCCAAAACTCAGGATGCGATCTGCGTGGCTGATGTCCTTTTGTCTCCCGTGACTGCCTGCCGTATCGAATCATACGGGTATTGATTGTGCTGCGTGGTATTCCGGTTGCTTTTGCAATATCCACCAGCCTTTCGCCAGCGGCCAGCATATCCAGCATATGATCCCATTCACGCGGTTTTCTCTGCGCCCACGATATCATGCTACCAGCATCCTTTGAAGCGTATTTACCCTATCACGGCACTTCACCGTGTCGGCATTTTCAATCGCTGCCAGTTCCTTTCTGATGCACACGTTGCAGCGCTTGTTTTTGTTTGGCTTGCATTTCCCAGCAATAAAGTCCGGCCTGCCGCCAACCATTTTCGGCTGCATGTGAGCGCCGGGGAATCCTCTTCCGCACTCTGTGCACTTTCTGTATTTCTTCAATGGATATGTCATTTTGTCACCTCTTGCCGCAATTATCATCACCCTGCCGGTATTGTATAATAGTTATATGTTATGGTTTTTGGTGCTTGTATAAGGTTTGATTATATCGCTTACTCGCTTAACCTCGCCGATTTCCACTGCATTTTGACAATCTTTCCGCCTTCCCGGATTCGATCCGCCGCGCGCTCGTCCAGCACATCCGACTTCAGCTGCTCGCCAGTC